AAAGCGGCGTCAGCCAACAACTGGAAGTTGCCGATGGGGTCGTCGAGTCCCTTGGCAAGGTCTTGTCCCTTCTGAAGGGCGGTGTCAAAGGCTTGGCCGACTGCAGTGCCAACGAGGCTGAGGCCGAAGCCAAAGTTGCCGCCTAGCAAGCCACCGGCCAGACCACCAAGACCGCCCCCGACGCTGGCGCCAACGCCCTGGCCGAACAGCGCGGGGAACGCACCACCGATGATCGCGTTGCCGGCGGCCTCACTAAATCGCTTATTTCGCTTCTCCCGAGACTTCTGTTCGTCGCGTGCTAGTCGCCTAGTGTCGCGCTCAACTTGTTTCCGAGCTGCGCTGAGTCTCTGCTCAGCATCGGCAAGCGCAGCAGGTGAACCCGGTACGGCGCTGCCATCCACTAAGCGGCCGCTAATCGGGAGGGCAGGGCCGCGAGGAGTGCCACCGCCCCCGGCTGATTGAAGCTTGCGCTGCCTGTCTGCAGGTGAGCCGGGGATCACCTGACCGTTGATCAGGCGGCCACTGACAGGTAGCGCGGGTCCCTTGATCTTGGCGGCAGCATCCGCACTCGACTTATCAATCGTCTTCTTGTTGTCGACAAGATCGTCGAGAAAGACCTTCCAGTTGTTTGCAATTTCTACCTGCCTTGCTTTAAAGGCAGGTGATCCTGGGATGCGAATCCCTCCAGGCAAAACACCGGAAATTGGAGACCGTGGACCCCCGGCCTGCGCAGATCTCTTTAACTCTGCGGCCTGCTTCTTTAGGAACTCCTCGTAAATCTGAGAAGAACGCCTGACCTGCGCTTCAAGAAATGCTGGTGAACCCGGTAAGTCTTTTCGTCCTCTAATGGGCTCCCGAGGGCCACCAATCCGGGCTGCTCGGTCCAGGCGTTGCTGCTCTTGGCGCCGTTGCTCCTCAAGAAACGCAGGTGAGCCCGGCGTGTCCTTACTGCCCCGGATCGGGCTACGCGCACCACCGGCACGAGCACGCTTATCTAGCTGCTGCTGGATCTCACGCTCACGCCTCGCACGCGCCTCGGTCAGCGCAACCTGGCGTGCCAGCTCGTTTGTGAGCTGCTTTGCCGTGCCGAACTGACGCTGTGAGTAGGCGGTGGTGAGGTCACCAAGCTTTGAACGCAAGCTTGTGACCCTGACTCCGCCTTCCTCCAGCTTGTTGATCCGCTGGCTCAAGCGGAACCGGCGGTTCTGCGCTTGCTCAAGCGCGTTGATCGATTCGGAGGCGCCGCCTTGTCGAGCGCCGAGGGTGGCTTGCTGACGCGCTTCACGCTCAGCACGACGCCGAATCTGGGTCTTGCGCTCCTCCAGCGTGACCTGGCGGGCAAGCTCTGTACTGATCCGTCTGAACGAGCCGAACTGTCTGTTCGACTGGGTTTCCGTCAGCTGGCCCAGTCGGGTGCGCAGCCGGGCAACGTCCGCACCGCGCTCCTCAAGCGCATCAATGCGTCGCGCTAAGCGGAATCGCTTTTCCTGCGCAATCTCCAGCGCACGGATGTTTTCACGTCTGCCTCCGTTGCGGGCGGCATTATTGATCTCGCTCTGTTCCTTCTTGCGCCGAGCTGCATCTGCTCGTTCTTCGCGGCGGCGCTCAGCTCTTGCCCTGCGCTCAGCAGCCAACTCTGTGTTGCGCTGCCCGCCGGTGCCTCGGCTGCCGCTACGAGCACCTACGGATACGTCGCCCAGCTCCGACGCAACCAGCCGCTTGGCAGCCTGCAGATCCTTGCTGAACTGCGACAGATCGACGGTCAGCGTTAATTGGGCTTGGCCCAGGTTCTCCGCCACCGACTCACGTACCGCTGTGGGCCTAGGTTGCCCCCGGCAATCTTGGGTATGGCTACCTCAGCTCTCCAATCACTCGCCAACGCAACCGTGGCGTTTGAGATCGCCGGAGCAGGTGTTGTGACGGATCCAGAGACGGGAAACGTCTACGCAGCTAAGTCGCAGGTCAGCTACACCGCATTCCTGAAAGCCACCAACGTCGATCCCGCACTTTTCCCTGGCGTCGACGCAAACGGCATCGTCTACGAGGGCTATGTCATCAACCCTCAAACGCTCAGCCCCAAGATCGGTATCGGAAGCACCGGAACGCTCACCTTCGGTAGCGGGCAGCCGGTGGGGTTTGAGATGGTGCGCTCCCGCCTTGGCTACGGGGATACCGGGGTGCTCGGTTCGATCCTTACCGATGTCCTAGGCACAAAGATCACCCTGCTCGCCAAGGAATAACGATGGGCGTTCGTTTCACAAGGTGGAACGCATCGGCGCTAACAGCGAAGGTGGCAACCACCTTGGGTCGTATCGCCCCCGTTTACGTCGAGGAGACCACGCTGCAGATCTCTAATCCGCTGTGGGACTGGAATTGGGACACTCTCCGCGAAGAAAGCCTGCTGCTAGGCGGTGAAACAGAGCCCGGCCTGCCCGGCGTGATCGTCAAGGCAGGCAAGCGGGACATCGTTGACACCGGACGCCTGCTCGACTCCATCACTGCCCCGCTGATCGTGCGTCGTGGCAACACCGCCACCCTGAGCATTGCGTGGACTGCCCCCTACGCAAAGCGGGTGTTGGAAGGTGGCGTCTACGGCACCTACGTGAACGTACGCGGCGAGATCGTCAGTGTCGGCCAGCGACCTGCACGCAACTGGATTCAGGCTGCCTACAACAGCAGACCACCGGAAAAAGTGTTTGCCAATGCTTGGCTCAAGTTCAAGGCCACGCAGTAACTAGGGGGAGGTCGTTCCTCCCCCTAGCCTCAACCTCAAGCGGCAGCTGCCTGAGCAGTCCAGTCGTAGGCGCCGTAGCCGATCAGATCAAAGGTCACCTTGGCGATGTTGCCTGCGGTGATGTCCTCGGAGAATGAACCGACCTGCGCAAGACCAGCGTGGATCTCGGGGTCGTCGCCAGAGTCGTCAGTCACAGGGGTTTCGCGATACCAGCGCACCAAAGTGCCGCTGGCAGCTTCCATAGCCGCCTGTTTAAGGATGGCATACCCCGCATCCGTAACCGATAAATTCATGCTGCAGGGAATGGTGTACGACTGCGAAGTGATCAGGTTTGCCACGAAACCTTGCTCAGAGTCGTAGTCCACAACTTCTTGGCTGTTGGACTGAGCCGAAATGCCGGTGTTGTCCAGCGAGAACACGCGGGTCAGGCCGGTAGAGCTGGTAGGGATAGTGCTAGCGCTCGTACCCAAAGCCAGATACAGCTTGTATCCGAGGGCGGCAAAGAAGGCTCCAGTAGCCATGGATCGTGGGGTGTTTAGCCCTAAGTTGCCTCGTTGTCTTCAAGCATCTCCCACGGGGTTGGTCGTGGGCAGATATGGAGGTCAAACCCACGGATGTCGTGATCCATTGGGCTGGTGGCTGTCAGTGCCAGCTTGAGCTGCTCTTCCGTCATTCCGAGCTGCATCAACACATCCCCTCGGCTACACCCGCGCTCCAGCATCTTCCTCGCAAGCTGTCCATTACGCCGAACAGCGCCGGGTGCCTTGAGCGTCCAGTTGTGGTCACGGATGAAGTGCAGCACATCCCCCTCGGCAAACACCGTCAGCAGCGTCGAGAAGGTGCCTTTGGCGGGCTGCCATGCGCGGCAGGTCTTGATAAATGCCTGATCAATGCAGCTGAACACGTCTTCCGCCGCCACAAACGGATACTTACGGCACAGCTTGCGTCCCATCAAGCGGAGCAGCCCTTGGTGCTCTCGATACATCCGCGCAACGTGCCTCTGCTCTTCCTTGCTCAGGGGCGTCGAAAGGTAGCCGGTGCGGGGTCTTCGACGCACCGGCTTGGTTGGGTCACACCTATCGGCAAACTGCCTCATGGCGGCAGTGTACCGATAACGTAACCCAGTAGCTACGACTACGCTACTCAGCTACGTACTACAGCAATCGTCTGCCCAGGTGTGTTGAGGATCAGCTCCTGCAACAGCTGCTGTAGTTGGGGCAGTGCTTTCAGTGGTGTGATCGCTGGTTGCTGATCGGGCTTCCACTCCACCTCCATCACATCCAGCTTGACCCGCTTCAAGCCTGCATTCGGGATGCCGGGAATCAGGCTGGTGCTGCCAGCAACTGCACCAGCGACGATCATGTCCTTCACCAGCGACTTGGCTAACTCGTAGGTCGCCTGCTTGATCTCGGACGGGATCTCGTTGTTGGCGTAGGTCTTCTCAGTCGTGGTGAACTCCTTGCGCGGCCATGCCAACGCTTGGGTGGTGGTGCTGCGTGTCCCCACAAATCCCACTAAGTCCAGGTTGCGGGTAGCGGTGATCAGCGCTCGCGTCTTCTGGTCAGTGGTTGCGTCATCCCACTGAGTCGCGTCGATGTCGCCGTCCGCGTAAGCCTGCGCCTCAGCCAGCGTGATGTAGCTGTTGGCATCCGCAGCACCTGGCGTAGCAATGATGGTGGCTGTCATGGCGCAGGTGGTGTTGATTTAGCTTTCCGGTGCTAGCCGCGTCCTTGGCCGCGTTTCTGCTTGCGCCCGTGGTTGGCGAGGCTGTATTGACCCTGCCCTTGGCGGGTCTTCTTTGGTGAGCGCCGCTTGAACTGACGAGCTGCGCTCACGCTTCCCTTACTCTTCGCCGCCATCCGAAGACTCCGCCTTCAAATCGGCGGTGAAATCGGACTTCACCTCAGACCAAGTGGGATGTTCCACTTCGGTTGCGGCTTTGGTAGCGCGACGCTTGCGCTTCGGCTTTTCCTCAGCTGCTGCGGGTGCGGCAACTGCTTCTGGCGCGGGGCAAGAAAGGGAGGCCGCTTGCGCAGCCTCCTCGTCCTTACGCCGGGCCAGGTTGAACCCGGTTAGTCCCATCAGTCGTTGAGGAAACCCTTGATGATGCCGATGTTCTTGTCATCGAACACCTGCTCCCAGTTGGAACCGGTCTCAAGGGTGGTGCGGTTGGGATTAGCACCGGTGCCCACGTACTTCACACCGATGGGGTGGAAGACGTTATGCCAGTCGAAGCTGACATAGGTGGCCTTGGCCAGGATGTCGCGGTCTTGCTCGGAGCGAAGACCGGCTTGCTCACCACTGGCAACAGCGCCAGGGGTGAAGAAGAACACATCATTGGCACCCAGGTCGTCAGACACCAACACCCGCATGTTCATGTAGGTGGGGATGCGGACATCGCCGAAGCTAGGTACGCGGCTACCGCCCACAGGTGCAGTGGCGCCGAGTTCAGCAGCAGACACGAAATCCAGTGCCTTCAGAGTCACCAGCTCGTAGTAAGCAGAGCTGTGAATTGCCATCACACTCAGCTTCTCGCCCTGGTCGCCAAGCTTGGCGCGGGCACCCGACACCATTGCGGCGGTGGGGTATGCCTCGGCGGTGGCGACTGTCAGACCGTTCAGTGCAGTCGCAAAGGCGCCGGTGAGGCAGGCCAGCAGATCTTTCTGCTGTTCGTTGGCGATGTAGGACGCCACTTTGTTGCCGATAGCGGCGAGTGGGTCCGAGCCGGCTGCGAGGGCTGCAAGATCACGAGCACCGAAGGCCCGCCCTCTATGCAGCACAACTGCGCGTTGCTTATCGGCAGTGATGTTGCCAGGGGTCAGAGAGCCGGAATCGCTCAGAACTTCGGCGTCACCGGTCAGGTTGGCGACCCAGTTCGGGATGTTGATGAAGTCACCACCTTCGGTGGCGTTCAGCTCAGCCATTGGCTGCACCACACCGCTGCTAATAAAGGCGTTGCGGAGGGTGGTCTGTTCTTCGATGTACGGCTCAAAAATGTCAGGGATGATGACATTAGAGCGGACGGTTTCGGCCATTGTCGGGCTCCGTTAATGGGTTCTTGAGTTCTCAGCCGCGCTGGGCCTCGGCTTTTAGGCGCTCATACAACGCTGGGTCTTCCCGGTACAAACGCGATTGCTCTGTAAGGTTTCGCGTCTCAGCCTTAAACGGGTTCGGTTTCCCATAAAGAGAACCGCCGCCGCTTGTGCTGGGGGTGGTGCCCATACCCTTTGCTCCGTTCGGTGCAAAGTGGTGGTCCCATCCACTTTCCGGGTTGCGGAGCCTCGCTAGATGATCCTGCAGCGGGATCTCCATACCGCCCTCTAGAACCACTGGTTGCCCCTCAGCCTCACGGAGGTTGGGTTGCAATAGGGCCAGCATTTGATCGGGGCGAAGCGCTTTGGCCTCGCTGATCTGCTGTAGAGCTTTGGTGCGGAGTGTCTCGGTGCGGCGGGCTTGGCGCTCGGCGTCAAGCTCGTTCTCTAACTCGGTGATCCGTCGCTCCAAGGCTTTGTTGGTCTCCTTGGAGTCCTCCCAGAGCTGGCGATATTCACCTGAGTTCTCCAGCTGCTGTTGCTCGCCTGTCTTGAGCTTGGCCGTGAGACCCCTCAGTTGGTCCTCAAGCTCTTGGACTTTGCTGTTGAGTTGGGCGTTCTTTTCGCCTGCTCGCAACTTGTCCTGCGTCACCAAGTCCAATTTGGCTTTGAGACGCTGAAGCTCGGAACTGTCGGGGGTTTCAGTCGCGGGTGAGGGCGGCACTGCCGCACTCGTTTCCTCCACGGGAGGAACACCACTTACGTTTTCGGACACGCAATGGGCTGAGAGTACGTATCTAGCTTTCCCCTTTCATTACAGGAACTCTGGGATCAGCACGCAGCGGCACAGCGGGTGCAACGGCGGCGGTCCCTCTGGAAATCCATCCGGCTCCATCTCCACACGGTTATGTAAGGGTCTGCAGCGTGGACATGTCTTCGGGTCAAGTACCGCGTTCCACCGCCAATCCACGTTGCGTAGCCTGCCGGCCGCTCGCCCAGTCTCCGCAGCACGCTTCGCCGCAGGTGTGATCGCTGCCCACAACACAGCAGCCGTGATGGAGCGGAATCGTTCTCGCCATGCGTTCGCCACCGTCCCCTTCGTAACCCTCGGCACGGGACGCCCTGCCTGCCGTCTCACCCCAAGCACTTTCTGCGCGACCTCCTCCGTTGTCGGGTCATCAAAAAACATGCCGACAACACTGCGCTCCAGCAGTTGCAGAAGCTGCGTCACAAACGGTGGGATCCCTGTGCGGGGTGCAGGTGCAAATAGCTGGGATAGCCGCACCCCCACAACCTGCGTGTCGTCCAAGACCTGAGTGAGGGGTCTTGGCGCGAGCTGCCCAGCCTCAAGGCCAAACATCCGCTCCACCGGACCTAACACAGTCGTCTCAATAGCCAGCACCCGGCTGAGTAGCTGCTGAGCCAGTACATCATTGGCCTGGAGCAACCATGGCAGCAGTTGCCTCCTGATCTGCGGCCACTGCAAGTAACGCTCAAACCTTGTTGGTGGCAGCTGCTGCAACAGCAGCGCGTACACCCGCAGCGCTAGCTCGTACAGCACGTCACGCGCTTCGGCGTCCGTGATGTCCTCCTGCTGGCTGATCGCAGCGGCCAGCTCGCGGATGTACTCCTCAGGCGTCATTCGGCGTTACGGCCAGATCGCAGTGGTGTCGGCAGCGTCTGGCTGCTAAGCGATTCCCCCTGGCCGGCGTTCTGGAATGCCATGTCAGGCCCAGCAGCCGCTAAACGCTCCATCACCTGTTGCTCCGCCAACCGCTCAGCCGTCAAGCTCAGCTCCTCCTCCAAATCCACGTTGGGCGGCAGCACCTCACCGTCCTGCAACACCTTCAGCAGCGTCTGCTGGCTGATCGCGTTCTGCATGTAGAGCTGCAGCAATGCCGTCACCTCATTGCCGGTCAGCATCCGGTTGTCGTAATCCCTCGGGATCATCACGGTCGGTGGGTCGATACCCACGTACTGCGATGCCAGCTCGAACATCTGCGAAAGGCTGCGCTCCAGATCAATCGAGATGATTGCCATGATCGAATCACTGTCGATTCGATCCATACGACGCGCTTCTGCTGCCGCGTTCGTCAGGTTCTGAGATGTGAGCGTGTTGATGCCCAGTCGGCTGATCTGATCCTCCAGCGCCTGCAGGCACTTCAACTGACTGTCGAACGCATCGCTGGTGGGCTGCACCCACTCCGCACCGCCATCCACCGGCATCAACAACGCCGTGTTGACGCTGATTCCCACTGGGCTATCAGTGTCTGGGTCGAAGCCACGCATCACCAGCATCGGGTTGGCACCGACGTGAATTGAGTGGTGGTAGTCGCAGAACCGCTGCGCATACGCGATGTTCAGCTGCGCTACCTCCAGTAGGGGAGGTGTGCTCATCAAGTTGCCGGTGCGGTTTGCATAGACCGTCACCAGCGGGATGCGGTCAACACTCGTGCTCCCGCTATCAACCAGCTCCCATTGCTTCGGCAGCGGCACGCTGCGCAGATTGGTAGGCCGGCTCAGCAGCGGGGCAGAACGCCAAATCTCATAGCCGCCTGGCGTCAACACTCGGATCTGATCAACCAGCTCTTCGCCATAAGGCCCCTTGGGCGACACCACCTGCTCGCGGATACGCACTTGGGCAAGATCGCTGCTCGCGCTGTCATTGCTGGTGCGCCACCCCAAGATCTGCCTGGGATGCACTGGCACTAGGTAGGGGCGCTGCCCAAGACGACGCTCCTCCGCCAAGGTCCTCGGTGCCGTGTCAGCCGCAAAGTCGACGATGGTGCTGCCATGCCCGTACAGCAACGCCGTTACCAGCTGACGCCTGGCGTACTCATTCAGCGTCGTGCCGTCACCAGTGACGTTCTGCGCCCACTCGCTCCAATAGGCATCACCCTCTATGGTGATCCCCTTGCGCAAGATGATCCCCGCTGCCTGTGAGGCCAAGCGGTTCAAAAACGGGGGCAACGTCGCGTGAAAAATTCGACGCTGATAGCTGTCGTCCTGCTCGGATGGCTCCTGGGGCACCAAACGACGACTGTTCGCACGTAGTCCGTTGGTGCCTTCTAAACAGGTGTCAATCGGATCCCAGTGCGGCTGCATGGCCAGCACTGCACTACTAACAACGCTTGGATCATCCAAGTCGCTGCTGGCGGGCATCGCGCCAACAACCACGCTGGTGTTCAGCGGTGGATAGCTGCTGTTGTTGGCTACGGCCACGTCACGCTTACGTCTTTACCGAGGTTTCCGGTGCTCACAACACCGTCCTCGTCTGGTAATTCGGGTCGCTTTCATCCAATGCGTGGACTTCAGGCCCGAATCCCGTCGCCAATAGCTCCTCGCTCATCCCCTCCTCGACAGGCTTCGCCTTCTTGGCGGCGTCCGCTGCCTCCAATGAGGCGATCCAGCTGTCAAATGCCTCACGCGATGGGATCTTGGCCGGTAGCTTCAACCACTTGCGCACCTCCTTTGGACACCGCAGAAACACCGAAGCGTTGTTCCCATACACGATGTAAAACCTCCCGTTCCAGTCCCTGCCGGTCTCGATGACGGTGTGCTGGGAGAGGTGAAGGCGTTCGCGTTTTGCCAAATCCCAAAGGCGTACTTAAGTACGATAGCCCTTGGTAAAGTGAGGGCGCCAGCGGGTTGCCTCCCCTGGCGCGTGACCAACTCACCTAAGCTGAGCTGATGCAGGAAGTATGGCGTCCCGTCGTCGGATACGAGGGGCTCTATGAAGTCTCTGACCAAGGCAGGGTGCGAAGCCTTGACCGAGCCGTTGTGCAGTTAAACAGGGGAGGCAACTGCACCCGCCTGTACAAGGGAAAGTTGCTCCGGCTTGTGGCCACGGCTAAGGGCTACATGACCGTGTGCTTGTCAAAAGCCGGAAAGCACAGAACCGTCAAGACCCACCGGCTGGTTCTAGAAGCGTTCGTAGGAGGGCCTGCTCCGGGGCAGGTGTGCCGGCACGGACCTCTGGGCGTTCGGTGCAACGCACTGAATAACCTTTCTTATGGAACTCAGCAGGAGAACATCAATGACCGAAGGCGTGATGGCACAGATGTGACTGGAACCCGAAATCCCAAAGCCAAGCTGACAGAAGCCCAAGTGAGTGAAATACGAGCTAGCAGGAAGATGGGTACTGAACTCTCAAAAGAGTATGGAGTAAGTAAAAGTGCTATATACGCTATAAAAAGTAGTACCTCGTGGCGTAATCTTCTTCAGTAGACCCTGAACTTTGAACCGCCTGTGGCCCACCGACGCAGTGGGGCGAGGTAGGACACGGCGTAACCCAAGGCATCCACGGGACCTGAGATGTCGTCCAAGCCCCCGACCCCCTTCTCAGGCTTGCCGCTCTTGTCGTAAGTCTGCTGCTCCAAGGACTTAATCAGGTACTTGCAGCGGTTGTGAACCTTCATCCGATCCGCCAGCAGCAAGACGTTTACGCAGTTGACTCGATCACTGATCTGCGGGTTCGCGGACTGCACCTTGAGCTGGAACCCACCCTTACGAAGGAGCGACAGGTCGGATTCACTGGCGTTGGTGGTGGTGCGCTGGCGAGAGGCCGCGTCAGGTATGACCACAAGATTCCCCGCCTCTAGCTGGACGGGGTAGGTCTCCTTGAGCAAGCGCACCAAGGCAGGAGTGTCCTTCGGATGGTGCTCAGCGACAACGTGGAACTCATCGCCCCTGCGCACAATCACCTCGGTAAAACACGCCGAAACGTTGAAGTCAACCCCGATAAGCAAGCGGTCTGTCTCAAGAATCTCCGTGTCGCACCAATGACGATCTCGGCAGAAGGGATGGTAGACCGTCGTATTTGCAAGGTTTGTGAACTCACCTTGGATGTAGCTGGCAATTAACTGGTTGTCGTAGTTCTGGTAGAGCGATTCGACAAAACCCTTGGGGAGGTGGGGGTTGTCGGTGGTCGCAGCGCGTATCAAACGGCGGTCGTCGTTGTCACCCTCTTCAACGAAGGTGCGGTACATGTATTTATAGCCTTCTGGCGTGGAGGCAAGTGCCAACTGGGGTTTCTTGCCGCCACGCAGACGGGCTAGCATCATCTCGGCGGCTTTCTTTGATACCTCCTGCGAAGATGTGTCGATCTCATCGGCCAGGCAGAAGCTTAAGTTCTGGCCCCTGATTCTATTAAATGTCTCGGTTGCTCGACAGATAAGGGTTACGGGGCCGTTTGAAAGATGTAGGATGTACTCCGGCTGGGGAGACACGCGGAAGTCGTACTCAATCTTAAATTGTTCGAGAAACTCGTCGAAGGAGCGCATCCAAACGTCCCGCAACATGATGTTGGTGGGCTCGAAGACTGCGGCGGTGGTGTTTGGGTTATCGAGACCAAGAAATATGGCCTTCGCGCACAACGCAAAGGTCTTGCCAGCGCCGAATCCGGCGCAATAACCGAGGATCTTGTGCTCGGTGTCGTCGACAAACTCCTTTTGAGGGGGGAGTAGGGCGTCGTAAATGCGGCTGCGCAGTGATTCGTAGCTCTCCGTGCAGCGGGTGCTGGTGCGTTGCGGGGGCTCCAGGACGTTGCCGCCGGCGATCACGCTCAGAATCGACACGTTCTCGCCAAGGAACTACTTACTCAGGTTACTAAGCCCCAAAAGAAAAGCCCCCGCTCTCCAACGAGGGCCTCGTCCCCTTGGTCACATCCACCCGTTGGATGCACCCCACCTTACCTAGGTCGTCAATGGGGGCAGGGGGAGGTGGGGGTAGGGACCTTGGGGGTAGGGGGCACTGACGTAGGGGTAATTAGAGTGTTAGATGTGACGTAAGGGTGTTATTGAGCTTGGGGGTTACTGGCGTAAGGGTGTTATTTGGGGTGGTTCGATGTGGGAGGCGCGGGGTATGTCCCTGTGCCCTGAGCTCATCACCGTGGGGGTAGGGCTGCGGCACCCGGTACGGGGGGCATTTGCTCCATTAGTGACAACCACTAGTGGGGTTGATGCTCACCTAGCGGGTGCAATCCTGCCCCTACCCCTGACGGGGGTGTGCGATATGTGAGAGACCTTAGCGCTGGTGAGTTTGGCCGGATTAAAGGCGCGATACCACCGGCCGGATGTGGTGAGCCTGCCTTGTTGGTAGGTGTGGCTGCCCGCCTCGGTGTTGTTACCGGCTGGCGTTAGCGGGTGTTACCACCGGCAAGTGTCGCCCTGGTGCGCGGGTTACTTGGGTGCGTCGGCGCCTACGGTGCGCAGGATTGCACAAGCGGCACCAACGGCTGCGCTGTATTGGCGCTCCTTGGTGGCGAGGTCTGCGATGTGTTCAAGCCTTGCGAGCTGACGCGCGACAAACTCCTCGCGCCTTTGGTTGAACGTGGCCGCGATTCGCTCGGTTGCTTTCTTTATGTAGGTGTCAATCATGCGATCAGATACCCCCCACCCCTCCTCGGAAGCGAATCGGATTATCCGCCAACGGGCTGCCCCTTGGCTCAAAAGCTCTTCAACAGCCGAGATGCGCTGTTCGAACTGCGCTTTTGTTCCTTTGACGGCCACCGACCCTTACATAAGTTATTCTGACCCTAGTTTGCCCGGATTGGTCGCCCTGGTGGGTTTACGACCGCAACTTACGTAAGGCACAATGGAGTTAAGGCCCGTAAGGGTCTGACCTTTACCCCTACCCCTCCTCTATGGAACCCGTTTCAACTCTGACCCTTGTAGACGGCGTGTGGGTCGCGCCTAATGGCCAGACCTTTGCCCCGGACAGCGAGGGTGTTGTACTGATTCCTGCCGGTGCGATCAGCGCCGACTCGTTTGAGATTTACCCCCACACCGAATCGGTGGTGCTGTATTTGTACCCCTTCAGCACTTACATTTGTGAGCTGGACTGCGGCGGCTTTTACCTCCAGCTGGAGAACTGCGAGCACGAGTCAGCAGAACTGGCTGAGCTGGCCGCGATTCTTGAGGAGTGGTTGGCCGAATGATCCGCTCTGCCTTTTGCTTTGCCGCTGCCTGCGGCCTTTATGTGCTTGGCACTGCTGGCTGCCTCGTTACTACTGCTGCGATTGCCAAGCATCTTGAGATCACCGGCTGCCGCTCTGAGGCTCGCCTAGCGGGTTTGGACCCGTCCTATTGCGAGCATCGCTAACCCAACCTCGTTACCCCTTACCCCTACCCCTTCTCATCATGCAATCCCCAGAACACTACTTGCCCGGTTTGCTGGTGCGTTATCGCGGCGCAACTGACACGCGAGGCAGCCGCTGGGTTGCCACTCTCACCCGTGGTGCTGGCCCGGATTGGAAGCTGAGCGCCACGGTTCCCTATCAGTCCGGCCCGGATGCGGCAGCCGCTGCGGTGGTGGCCAAATTCAATACAAAGCACGCCACCAGCTGGCGGGTCGATCCCACTGCGCTCTCGTTAGACGGTGGTGCTCTGTACGGGTACGGCTGTTTGTGCAATTAACCCAACCCCGCCAACTTTTCCTCCTTTTGATCATGGCCAAGACCGTTACCCTTACCACTGCTACAGGTTCCCGCACCGTTCCGGCGGTGTGGGTTGGTGATCACCTAGCGGTGCATCGGCCGCTTGATAGCAAGGAACCCAGCGGCCTTAGCAAGCTCCCGCGCTGGTGGGTGATCAGCCACACGGCAACCGGCTATAGCGCTTCCGGTGGGATTGATGCTGCGCAACGGGATGTGATCGCACTGGCCCGCTTGTGGGATGGTGCGTTTGCAAGCGTCACCGCTGCAGGCGATGCCAAGGGCTGGAAGTGGCGCGACCGCTGGGCGGATGATGTTCGCCGGTTGGGTTACGGCAGACCTGTTGTTGGCCCGCGTGATCTGACCCCCCTAGAGGAATTGAACAGCGCTGGCACAGCTGGTGAGGTTGAGCAGGCCGTGCGGCGGGCTATGGGTTACAGCCCGATTGAAGAACCGGAAGCATCCGAACAGTTTCCGGCTGAGGTCACCAAACGCAAGGCCGGCCACGGTGCGATCCGGCGTAACCCTGAGAGCCAAGAACTGGAATTCTGGTGGCTGCCACAAGGCGGTAACTATCCCGATTCTGAAGCGTTCGCTCTGGCCGCTTGGTATCCGATCCCTGCCGCTTGTGATGTTGAGGGCTGGTGCCTTGGTTCCGTTGCCGAAACCCCCTGCGGCGATTCTGTGGAACCTGATCACCCGGACGCATGGCCGCGCTTGCTTGGCCTGATCTAACCGAACCCCGTTACCACTAACCGTTACCCCTACCCCTTTTAATCAATGGCAACCCCTACCCTCTCTGGCCGCTTGCGGTTCCACTTGACGGTGCGCAGCAGTAACGCAAAAACCGGCCCGATCCCGGTTTCCACCAGTAGCCGCGCAACCTGCCCCGATTCCTGCCCCTTTAAGCGGAACGGCTGCTATGGCGACGGTGGGCCGCTTGCGATTCACTGGCAGGCCGTTACTGATGGTGAGCGCGGCAACCCTTGGAAGGAATTCTTGGCCGCAATTGAAGCGCTACCAGCTGGCCAGATCTGGCGCCACAATCAAGCTGGCGACCTTTGGAAGCCGGGAACCCTTACGGGTCGCACCGCCTTAAATCAGCTGGTGGAATCGAACCGGGGCAAGCGCGGCTATACCTACAGCCACCACAAACGGACCCCTGCAACAGTTGCCGCTTTTAAGGCTGCAACCGCAAACGGTTTCACCGTTAACGCCAGCTGCGAAACCGTAGCCGGCGCTGATCACGCAATTGCGCAAGGGTTGCGGGCGGTGTTCGTGGTTCCCTCTACCGAAACCCGCACGGCGTGGGATACCCCGGACGGCAACCGGGCGGTGCTTTGTCCAGCGCAACGTATCGACGGTCTGACCTGTGAGAAGTGCCGCCTATGTCAGTCCCGGCCGCAGAACGTAGCCGTTGCTTTTAAGGCTCACGGTTCCGGCCGTAAGCGGATTGAAGCGGTTCTCTCTGCACTTGCCTAACCCAACCCCGTTACCCCTGACCCTTACCCCTTTTAAAGCAATGAGAAGCCCGATGCGTCCCGGTTCTGATGGTGTGTCAGTACGGCTGGCCGCTTTGCAACGCAAGCCTGATCGTGTAACCGTTGTGATCAGCGCTTCGCTGTCTGATCGCCTACGGGATCGTGCCCTAGTTGAGGGCCGGTCTCTCTCCAACCTTTGCGCTTATTTGCTTGAGGTTTCGATGGCAGGTGCGCAGCATGGCTGATGATCAGCGCAGCCGTGCCACTGATCAGCAGCTGGCGGAACGTGTGAGCGTGGCTGCCATGCTGCGCTTGCAAGGCGCCACACCTAGCGCGATCCTGTCCCGGCTGGTGAGCGATTATGGCGTGTCAGTCCGGCAAGCCCGGCGATACCTAGCGCTGGCCAATGAGGAGATAAAGGAGGATGGCATCCCACCAGCTGCCGACCCCTTTAGCGAAACCGCCACGATGGCTCTCCACCGGATACAGCTTCAAATGATGGAAGCGACCCCGAGTGAACTGCCCCGATTGATTGGTGCTCTGGCCAAATTGCGGGAGGTCATGGCAAACGGCCCTAGCCTCTCTGATGGTGACCTGATCAACCGCGCGGCGTTTGAGGGCGGGCTAGCTGCGCTAGGCAGCAGAGAAGGCCCGGAGCTGAGATGAGATCACCGCCCATAGATTCCACCGGCCCCGTAAGGGGCCTTTTCTGTGGCCGCTATGTCACGAGTGACATAAGGCGCAGCCGAAACCCCTTGCAACCACTAGGGCGGTGCGGCGCAAAAACAAAAGGCCGGACGTTAACCCTTACGTATGGGCTAGGTTGGCGGTGCCAAGGGCAGCCTTGGCAGATCACAGAATCAGACCCATGAAAACCCAGACCTGTTACAACCCCTCAGAGTTGGTGTGGCTTGCCATGCTCACCCTCCAGCACTTGGAGGATGTTGAGGATCTCAGCCGAACCTACGGCGACTTTCTAGATCATCTGCGGGAGTTGCAACAGGATTTGATTAGACCTCGCCGCCCTGGTGAGTTGTCCTGCACCATCCGCACAAAAACAACCCATAAGCGCTGCACCTGTAGGTGATCGGCTGGCCCCATAAGGGGCCTTTCTTTTGTGCCCTGAGATGAGAACAATAATCACTCCCCCTATCCGCCAGGTCCTATTTGCCAGGCCATTCCCCCTATTCGCCAGGCCAAGAGCCACATAGCAGCGTAAGGGTTAGTGTAGGTGAGGCGGTCGTCGCTACCCGTAAGGCTGCGAGCGGTGTCATCAGGTGATTCTGCTGGTGGCTGAAACCGTACTGGAGGCCGCCAACCCCAGGGTGAATGCGATTTTGCTCCCTTGAATGCGATTTCTAAGGGGTGAATGCCCTAGTGAATGCGATTTTTAGGGTCCGGTATCCAGCCCAGTGGCGTGCTTGTGGTGGGTGAGGTGTCCCCCTTGAATGGCGTTTCGGGTTCCGTTGTCGTAGCCCAAGAAGTAAACGCCAGCCAGCACGATCAACTCACAGGCGGCGCAGGTTAAGGACCAGATCAATGTCCTCTCCCCACGTTTCCTCGCCGTCTTGCCAGAGGACCTCGCAGGTGGGGTCGAACTCGTCGTCGTAATACTCCTGGACAAGCGGCTCCAGCACTCCAAGCAGGGCTTCGTTGAACCACAAACCCTGCAGGTTGTGGATGATGGGGTCAGGGCTGTCATTGCGGTGCAGAACGATGGTGGTGCGCTTGTGAGATGAATGCGGTTTCGGTGGGTTCAACCTGCTAAGCCACGACACGGGGCGCCTCCTGCGGATGAAGTTGCTGATAGCGATGCAGGCGTTCAAAAAAGTCCTGCTCGCATTGATCAAGCAGTTGGCGATCCAAGTGATAAACATCAGGTTTGCCGATCTGACGGGCGACAACAAGTAAGGCTTGATTGACCTCAATTCCGTAGGTGAATGCGATTGCAGCCCTGTAAGCCGCTAGTTGGATGTAGTACCCACCCCGCATCATTTCGGAGTTGGGATCGCGGTATCGCTGCGAGGTTTTCCAGTCGATCAAGCAAATGTCGGTGGAGTCGTAGGTCCACCCCAAGCAATCGAAGGTGCCACTGAAGCCTGCACCGTGGTAGCAAGGCAGCTCAACGCCGAGGGCGCTGTGAAAGTTGGTCTCTAACCAGCGCTGCAAGGATCTCCAGTAACCGCCAAACACAAGGTGGTGTTGAGTTGGTAGCCCGTGAATCCAATTTTCCGCTTGCGTGTGTAGGTAGGTGCCTCGTGTACGTGCAGCGAGGGAGCGCTCCTGTCCACCTGGGCGATCCAGCCAAGCTTGGAGAGCTTTTTTAGCGGCATCACTTTTGGTGGCACCGACCACCGTGGTGATGGATGGGAGTCTGCCGAGAGGTGTTTCGTAGCCGGTGCGGTCTTCCCTGCGGGTGATGTCGCCACGAGGGGGTGGCATCTGCAGGGAGTAGGTGGGTTTCATGCGGCACTCCTCGCTTGGAGCAGTTGAAGCACCAAACCGGGTCCCGCGTTATCTGCAACCGCGTTAAGTAGCAAGGGTGCCCACTGAATGGCCATTGCGTCTGCAATGCCTTGGTAGGTCTTGCTGCGCTCCTTCCAGCGATCCTTGCCAGGGGCCAGCTTGTTCTGTCCAGATGGTGTCTGGTTATCCCAGCGTCCGTTGGCCGGCTTGGTCAGGATGTTGGTGGGTTGCAGTGCTGGGAGTCCTTGAAGCCACAGGCAGGTGCGTTTGGCTTCAGGGTGGCCGAACTGCCACGGTTGAATGATGCAGTCCGGTTTTCGGATACGGGTAGAGATGATTCCCACGGGGTTTTCAAGAGCGATGTGGGGTATGGGGGCATTAAGGAGCAGCTGAACGAACTCCAGGGCGTCTTCAGTCAGCTGGGGGTCTCGGAGTCCACGAGTTGTCCAGTGCATACCGGACAGGCACAAGTAGGTGCAGGGTGGAAACGCGACCAGTAGGTCCCACTGCAGGTGCAGCAGGTCTCTTACGTCACCTTGGTGGTGAGGTCCTGGGGTGTCGGTGGGTAGGAGGTCGCAGCTGACGGCATCACAACCAGCAGCAATGAATGCGTCGCGTACTCGTCCGCTGTATTCGCAGGCAACGAGAACTCGTGGTTTCATCGCACACCCTGCACTTGAAGACGTTCACCGTCTGCGGTGATGAGGAGTTCCCTCACCCAGACCCGCTTAGAGCGAAGTTGCCCCTCGCAAGCTTTGTTGTGGGTGTAGGCAGCATCCACGCAGTTCTGGAAGCCCGCCCAGAGGTGAGCAGCGTTGAGGTCCTTGCACCACTGGTTGGAGGTGGCGTTGGGATGGGTAAACCAGAGACCGTCAGCACGCTGGAGGGCGTAACGGGTACGCAGGAGGGACATCGCTCTCCAAAGGGCAGATGGTTATGCGAGTAAGTACGAGCCGTAGGGAGTGAATGGGGGCCACCTAAGCAGCTCCCCATGTCGCCCCAACGCAGGTAGGTGATCAGAGCCTCCTAGAAGGCCCCCTAAGCCCCTCAGAACGGAGACTTGGTGGGATCACCGCCAGTCAGCAGGGCAGAGAGGTTGTAGCCCTCTGCAGCGCACTCCTCCCACGCAGCCTTCACCTGCGCTCCAACCGCACCCTTCCGTTTTCCAGGCTTGAGCACCACCGTGTAGCGGGTGTCCATGCCGGTGCCGGTGCGGTTCAGCTCGAAATCCCATGCACCAGGATCGTTGGCCACGTCCTCATCACTGAACAGTGCAGCCAACGTGTCGAGGATCGACACTTGGCTGGCCTGGAACAAACGCACCTTCTCAGTGGCGTAATCCCAAATCCAGAAGGCCAGCGCCTGCTTCAAGCGGGTGGGCTGTCCCTTCTGGTCGATGAGGGTGACACCCTCATCAGCAGCGCGGTCGTCCAACTCCTTGGCGGTGGGCTCCTCAGAGAAACGCAACGACTTGGGCTTGCCTTCTGAGGTGCGTCCCCAGATCTCGTAGAAATCCAGGGAGGCGTCACCCACAGGGGAGAACCGCACGGTGTCCCCATCAGAGAGGGAACCGGGGTTCAGGTAGAGATCACCGCTACCGGAGGTCTTCTTCTCCTTGACGGCGGTGACGAAACGGTCAGAGACGAATGGCATGAATGGAGTGCCGGTGTCGTCTCCACCTTACCCAGATAAGTAAGGGTGTCAAGGGGTTGAGGTGGTGCGGTTCAGCTGCTCTTCACCTCAGACAGCAGGTGGCTGCGCAACTTGCCAATGTCCATGCCGGAGACCTCACGGGCCAGCACCTCAAACAGCTCAGACCTGTTGATGCCGCTCTTCTCAGCAGCATCAGTCCACAGCACCCACGCTTCCTCGCTCACAGAGATGGTGCGCTGTGCCTTGAAGCCCCAAGGGGTGTGGCTGGAACGTCCACCCATCGGGCGACTCAGTGCAGGCATCGTTGATCAGCTATTCACTTACATAATACCTACTCAGGTAAGTGCTTGCTTACTTCGTGTTGGATCACGTCCCACAGCTCCCCCTCAGGCACCTCCAGCTCCTTCGCTATCGCTGGTAGTGACTCCACAATCACCTCCCCATGCACCGTGTTGCCGGTGAGGAGTCCCTCGAATGCAGGTGCCAAGCCATTCAGCCTCGCCTTGTCCTCCACCACATAATCCACACCCCGCTTCGCCAGCTCGATCCGCAGCCACCTCCCAAACTCCTTGTTCACCTCCACCTCACACTCCTGAGGGATCTCCTGCACATCGGGCAGCCCCAAGTCCAGCTCCCCCACAAACGCCAGGAACAGCTCCGCCGGTCCCAACACCTCACCACTGGAGGTGCGCATCGGTTGCTTCTCCTCCACCAGCTTCCCCAACCCAACGGGGTAGCTGCGCTCAGCTAACGCCACGTTCAGCCTCCCCAGCGCCAGCAACACCTTGGGGGCAGGATCCCTGAGAGTGCCGGTGGCAAAGCCGCTGATCTGGGATGAATGGATCACCTTGTCCCCCAGCACCGCTTCTGACAGCTTCAGCAGGCCAGGCTGGCTCCACTGACGGGACCACGGCTTAAACAGCTTCCGAAACTGCTCGCGTCCCTCAACCGTTTGGCTGGTGATAGGGCCTGGGGGAAATTGGCTGGGCTTACCCATGTGCTCTATGACACGTAAGTAAGTACGTCATAGGTACGGGTGGGGGCGCCTGTCAACTGCGTGAGACTCATGCGACCCATCAACTTCGGTTGAAGGGTTTTTATAGGGGGTGGGGGTGGGGGGATTTTTGTTTGTTTATACAGCACCTCCCTTCCCCCACAGTCGATCTCAGCGAAATTGGCCATGTTGGTTTATGTGTGTTTTCTCTAGAAAACCAACACCTCCCCAACACCCCTCCAGAAAGCCCACATGTTGGTTTCCAAGAATGTTGGTCAACAAATGTTGGCTTAAGCCCCAGTCCTCCCAACGGTTCTCAGCGATTTACCTCATAAACCAACCACCCTCCCCCCACACCCCCTCTCACTCCTCCACCCAATACACGTAGGTGGGCTTCTTGACCCCCACCCTTACCTCGCTCTCCCTCCTCAGCCCGTGCTGCCCTTCCCCAAACAGCACCTTCACCACCCTCTCCACACTCCCCCTATGGGCGTTGATCGCCCCACTGATCTCAGTTAGGTCCAATGCTGTGTCACGGCTCCTGCCCCGCAGGCACTCCACCACCTTCAACCTCAACCCCTTCAGCCGCTCAGTCCCATCCGCCTCACCGTTGTGGGTGGTGATCGTCAAGCTCAGGTCCTCGTTGCTCCCCAGCAGCTCAAACCGATCTCCCCCTTGCGTGATCCCGGTCCTCGGCTTCAGCACCGTCAACACAAACTTGGGCTCCTTGCTCTCCCCGTCCCGCACCACAGCCCACACGTCGCTAGCTCCGTTGACGATGTAGCTGCTCCCAAACAGATCCCCCAAACTCACTTCACGCCTCGCACCCACCCGGCTTTTGTCCTGCTTCCGTAGGTGGTGTGTCAGCAAGATCGCCACGTTCTCCTCGCTGGCGATCTGGTTCAGCCGATACAGGTGCAGCCCCACTTCGGCTTCGCCCATCCCAACAGTCCCGCCAAACAGCGATCCGAAGCTGTCCATCACCACCACCCTGGCCTGGTGCTCTCGGATCCACCTCCTCAGCTCTGGGTACATCGCAGCGCTGAAGTTGAACTGGAACCGCACTGAGCCCTTAGGCACCTTCATGTCCATCAACCTCAGCTTCTGCTTCGCGTTAGCCGCTGACTCGTCCTTCTGGATCACCAGCACATTGCCCTGCACTGCTTGGAGCGTGCCGCCAAACTTCCCACCGCTCGCCACTGCTTCAGCTACGCGGTAGATCAGCACGCTTTTCCCGACGCCACCATCAGCAGCCACCATTGTCACGGCGCCAAGCGCCAGCAGGTTTTCGATGGCTGGCTTGATCTCGGCAGCGTTTTCCATCACCTCCTCCAGCGTTCCTGACTGGAAGGTGCTGTCGTCTTCTTGCTGCATCAGCTGCACCAGCTGTGACATCTCAGATTCCTTGCACCCCACAATCTTGGTTAGCTCCTGATACGACGCCAGCCGGTCAACAGGAGAATCCATTGCATCAATCACCTCCAGCGCCTCACGCAGTCGCTTCACCTTCTTGGCAGCGCTGGTAGTGAAGTCGTCCACGTCGATCTGACGTGGCGGCAGTGCCCACTTGGGCCACTCAAATCCGCCCTCTAACGCCGCCGTCACAATCGAGCCCCACCCGCACTTCGCCTCTTCGTCGGTGGTGCTGCGCTGCAGCGATCTCATTAAGTCTTCAAAGCTGCCCAGATTCCCGTCGTCCCAGTTGTTCTTGCGGTCCCACTCCTGGCCGCCAAGCCACGCCAACGCCGTATCCATTCCCAGCACGTTCAACAGACCAGCCACCAACGGCCTGAACTTCGTCTGGTAGCTCGCCTCCTGCAGTGATCCAGCCGGTGCGCCCCGGTACGGCCAGTGGCGCTGCATCAACAGCAGCAACCGCCGCTGATCCTTTGGCAGCAGCAGGTCGCATGGCTGTGGTTCACCTGCATTGCGCTTCGCCTGAAAACTGTCGTCGTCTCCAACCGCTACCTGGGGCGCCAACTTGCGCTCGATCTGGCGGATGAACCCCCCGATCACCCATGGCGGTGCAACAGCAACACCCACCTCCGCTGGATGGCAGCCGTCGATCCAGCTATAAGCAAGTGGGTGAGACTCAGTAGACGCGGGATGATCGCCTGCGATGACGGCTTGCCGGGAGCTGCCGGTGCCGTTCACCCAGATCAGCTCTAGTGCGTGCTTCTTGCCCCCGTCATACGGGCCAAGATCCAAGCTGAAATTCCCAAGCACCGGCCACCACGCCTCCGGCACCTGCATGAACACCTTGCGACGGCCCTTGCGCCCGCTGGTGTTAGCCGCTGTCACGGGCAGCTCGCTGCTGGGCTTGCCGAAAACGCCCTGAAATACCTGCTCCGACAACCCATCCAGCTCCTCGGCCTCTGGTTCGTCGAAATCCACCACTAGCAATCCGCCACTCGCAGGGCCGGTGAGCACACCAACCCCTATGCACTGCGCCACAAACTGGCCGTTCTTGCTCAGTAGCTGCTCAGCCGTGTAGCGCTTCTCAGGGTCGTTGTTCCACCGGACCTCAAAGCAGTCCTTCACGCTCCCCCGGTTGCCCGT